GACTGAATGGTTTATACATTGTGTAAGTTTTGTCGTTATTTATAACGACTACTTTACCATCAACAAGAGTTGGCAACACGTGCAATTCACTCAAGTTGGTTCTCGTAACATCTTTACCTAAATGTTCCATAATGTTTGGTAGTTATACTCATACAAGAGTTTTTTTAAATTAATTAATTGATTATTATGGGTGATGGAAAATAGATCCACCACCCAATTAGTTATTGAATTAGTGATCACGATGCTTTTTAGTTGCTTTGGTAATCACTATTGATTTGATATGAGTTAAGTCTAAAGTTCCACCTATACGATGAATATTAGATTCTATAGCCACACTATATTCAGTGAATCCAAATGTTTCATGTAAGTAGTGAAACTCAGTCGCATTATATCTTGTTTTCGCATTATATCTTTTTTTACGATCACAACGGTGATAGTGAGATTCTTTATAAAATTCAATTTTAACGTTTACACCAAATGGAAAACCATTAGAGTCGTCATAGAATATTTCTTTTTCAACATCTAATTTGTCAAACTTTTCACCTAATATTGTAACATCAGGATAGTTAACAGATTTATATTCGAATGCTGCTTTATAGTTATGACCACATCTGCAATTAACATCAGCAGTTATACCATTAGAACTGTAACTTTTGTAAGAGTGTCCTGCACATTCAGGACATGTTAGGAATTTTAATTTTAAAGACATGATTAAGATTTTTTAGAGTTAATAAATAATAAGTTAATAATTGACAGCAATGTGAACAGACCTGTTACTACGAATGCTGTCTTGTAATCCTCGAAGTTAGGATTAGATTTACACCAGCCACCAACTGGTGTAATTGCAAGGACTGTTGTCCATGATATCATTCCAATGGCAAAGCACCAGAATGAAAGAGTTTCTCTGATTTTCATAATGAATTTATTTAAGAGTTAATAATACAAGTTAATATATGTGCTTATTAGAAATCATGGTCTCTGTGTTTCAAGAGACCATGAGTTTGAGACTGTCAGGTGTTCAACGTAGTTGAACTCTACTCTTCCTTGCAGTGTGTACGGAAGTAAGCAAACGCTTCTCTCCATGACATAGCAACAATAGAGTATCCTGAAATGAAATAGATAGTTTTCATAAGACACAAAATTTATTCTGAATTCAACGGGGGGTGGAGGGTAGTTGGCGGTTCGCGGGGGAGTTGTTTCGTAGGGGGTACCACCATTCTCACACACAGTATATTTTGAATACCAGTTGCCAAAAATATTTACCAAATTTTATTTTACCGGTGATGATCACCGTCAACAGCAACTACTAATAAACACACAGCAGCAAAAACTAACAAACGCACAACAAAAAACCCCAGCAGTTACGCCAGGGTTATATTGTATATTGCGATATGCAATATTACGCGTTGTCTATAGCAAGAAGTATATCTTTCTCCTCACTAATTTCACATTCATAATGCCAACTTGCATTTCCATCTGTGCTTAACTTTATAAGCATACCACCGTCAGCTGTTCCTTGTACCCCAATAATCTGTCTTGGATCCTGTGCAATGTCTGTTTTGACATATACAATTTGTCCATAATCGTACCTACATCTTACTACTATGCCCATATGTTTTGAATAAAGCGTGACAAAAATTCACTGGTTAATAATCCAAGTAGACTTCCTGCACTTGCACCGGCTGCATAAGCAACTCTATCTGCTATTGTACCAAATACTACTTTTTTTACATTGTAAGACCACACCATGCTAATCATAAATGCAGCAATCCCTACACCTAAATATAGTGATTTACTTAAAAATACAGTATTAATTGCAACAAAAAATACTTGTAATAAACCTGTTCCGAATAATTGTAAACTACTTCTCATCTTTTTTAATTTTTGACAAATATAAAATAAATTTGTAAAAGTTAAACTTTTCTTTATATATTTGTCATGTAATTAATAACTTAATAAAAAATGAGTACAGAAAAAAACACACCAGAACAACCATCAAAAGACCAAATTATTGCATGGTACAAAGAACAAATTGAAGTTGCAACACTAAGACGCGACTTATCTGCGTTGCAAGCAGAGATTGCTAAGAATGAGGCACAACGAACTCAAGCTACAATCTTAATGGCACAAATGCAAGATCCAACTTCTCAGAATCAAAATGAAGTTGAACATGAAGTAACTCAAGAAGATTTAGATGCAAATCCTGAGTTAGTACAAAATGGAGTTAAGGTTGGTGACAAGATTTTGGTAAGTAATCCAAGACCACAAGTTGCTCCTGAACAACCAGAAGAAGAAGACGAAAAACTTAGAAAATTAAATCAAGAATAGAATTTATTAACGACTAAAAACAAAAAAAATGTCATTATTTAAAAAATTACGTGGTAGAAGAATTCTACTTATTAAACCAGTAAAGAAAGAAAGTTCAATTCAACTTACTGCAGAAACAGAAGCAGCATTAGATGCAGCAGCAATGAAGCAATGGACAGCACTTGAAGTGTTTGCTATTGGAGAAGATGTTGAAGATGTTGTTGTAGGTGATAAAGTATATGTGCCAACCTTTGGGTTACAGCAAGCAGAAATCATTGACATTAACAAAGTACTTTACATGATGATTAGCGAAGGAGATATTGCAATTATCTGGTAATAATCCGACTGCATAATACAAGTGAAATCCTATCGCTGTTGGGGTGTCCCCAATAGTTCTGAATCCAGCCATGAGGCGTAGGCGGTGTTAAGGTATAGGTGTTTACAGTCAAAAACAATAAAAATGAAAGAACCAAATAGAGCAAGAAAGAATGAGATTAAATATAATGTCACTCTTAATGAAGAACAAAAACAAGCTAAACAGTTAATTATTGATAATCAGATTGTCATAGTTACTGGTAGAGCAGGTTCTGGAAAATCATTGGTAGGTGCACAAACTGCTATTGATTTTTTGAATAAAAAACAATGTGAAAAGATTTTAGTAACACGTTCTGCAATTGAAGTAGGAAGATCGTTAGGTTTTTTACCAGGTAGTTTAGAAGATAAGTTTAATCCTTACATGGAAGCACTTATTGAAAATCTTTACAAATGTATGGATCCAATAAAGATTGACATTTTTGTTAAAGAAGGTAAAATAGATGCTCTCCCTGTACAGTTTATTAGAGGTAAAACTATTGATGACATTTTGATTGTTGAGGAAGCACAGAATCTTACTAAAGCAGAAATGCTTGCTATTCTCACAAGACTTGGTAAAACAGGCAAGATTGTAATAAATGGTGACAATGAGCAGCAAGACACAAGAGAATCAATTACAGGATTATCTTATGCTATTGAACTTTCTAAAAAGATTGATGGTATACACTGGATCAAACTAAAAGAAAATCACAGATCTGATTTAGTAGGTCAAATACTTGATTACGAGTATTCTAAGTAAGAAGCCTAAAGTACACAGGATCGAAGACAGGGATTACAGACATTTTATAATGTTGGCGTGGAGGTCCTCCAAATCGTAGGTTGGCACAGTTAGTAGTTCTGGGGGTATACAAAAACTACACATATCGTAGGGTGGACTGGAGTTGGTTCCAGCTTGGTTTCATACGCCAAATGACGAGGGTTCGAATCCCTCCCCTGCAACTAAAAATTTATTATATGATAGTTCAGTTAAACCCAATGATACCTATAAAAAGAGTTTCTGACAACATGGAAGGATATGCTTTTTTAGTTATTGATTATTCACAAGAGCATGATTTATTATTTACATGTGCAATGGATAATGGTGAAATATGGACATTAAATAATAAAGAAATAAGATTTTGTAAAAATATAAGTTTAGATAGAAAAAAATAACCTGGGGGTGACTGGTTTTGACAGGTCATTAGTAAGTAATACAATCAGCCAGAGAGATAACTGTAAACTAAGGTGAATTTAATAAATGGCAATGCAAATTTAAGTGTAGTATCTCAAGGAGACAACGCACAAATCGAAGCTAACATGAACAAAGTATTCTCATTATTAAATGAGGATGTTATTCTTGGTGTAGCAGCCTAAATTAATGAGATTTCTCTGTTAGATTAAACAGAGTGGTGGATTTGTCAAGCGAGCTTGACCCCAAAAGCTGTATAAATTGTATTATTGATCATGGTTTGGACAGGGGTTCGACTCCCCTCACCTCCACAAAACGTACAGTATTCTGTACAAAATCATACAATATGTATGAAATAACAAACATTAGAAGAAGAAGAAATGGAAGTAAAAAAAGTAACTAAGAAACTAAGAGTCACTACTCCGGATGTAATAAAGTATCAACTAATAACAGAAATAGTATTCTTTAAAAAAGAAAATCTTATTCCTTCTGATTTAGACATACTTATATTACTTGTAATGTGGGGACCAATAGAACTGGTAGGTTTTTGCATGAATGCTGCAAAACAATTGTATCCTGATACAGCTCCAGAAGACTTATCTGTACGGTCACAAAACGTACGTAACAGAATTGTCAAATTAGAAAAAAGAAATATTGTGGTAAAATCTAAGACTGGTAGAAAAGTTATTAGCTTGAATCCTAATATTGATGTGCATTCAAAAGGTAACATATTGTTAGACTATAATTATTTAGCAGTTGAATCCAATAAAGCGTAAAACAATAGTAGAAAAAACAGCAATAGATTTAGATCTACCTGTTCAAACAATTGATGAAATTATATCTTTCTATTATAAAACTGTGCAAAAAAAATTATCTGCTGCTAAACATCACTCTGTTGCTGTTCCCAATTTGGGAACATTTGTGATTAAAAGAAAAGCATTAGAAGAAAAAATTAAAAAGAACATATTATTTGTACAAAAAATTGAAACAGATATTGATATTTCAGTACAAACATATGAGTTGATAATTCAAAAACGAAAAGATATTGCAGATTATCTGGAATTATTAGAGTTGATGAAATCAGAACAGAACAGAAAACAAGAAGTCAAACTTAAAAAAGAAGAATTTAAAGATGGCAAATCCAATTAGAATCTGGAAAAATCGTGGGTTGATTATGGAAGGTATTAAGAACAACATGTTCAAAACAGCACACGTAGAAAATATTGCATTTTATAGAAATGAAATATGTAAAAGTTGTGAGTTTATTGATAACACTGGTGCATCATGCGCAGTGCCTGGAACACAACCTTGTTGTTCTGAATGTGGTTGTTCGTTAACATTTAAAACAAGATCTCTTGCCTCTGATTGTCCTAAAGGATTTTGGAAAGCAGAACTTACTGAAGCAGAAGAACAAGAACTTTTAAAACAAATCAAAGAATAATTATGGCAATACTATTTGAAGCAGCAACACATTCTTATGTATCGATAGATCCACAAGACAAAACTAAATGGATATCAGTAACTACTTTACTTAGTAGTTTAAAGCAACCGTTTGATTCTGAGGCAATTGCACTCAAGTGTTCAAAGAACACAAAGAAAGATAATAAGTGGAAAGGAATGACTCCTGAACAAATTCAGAAAGCTTGGAAGCGTGAGTCAGACAGAGCATGTGCATTGGGTAACTGGTATCACGATCAGCGCGAACAAGATATTGTAGGTTGTGACACAATGGTTAGACATGATGTAGAGTTACCTGTTATAAAACCATTACTTGATGGGTTAGGTAAAAAGCTGGCGCCATTGCAAAAATTAATTAATGGTATTTTTCCTGAACACATGGTTTATTTAAAATCAGCAGGTATATGTGGTCAATCAGATCTTGTTGAGGTTGCAGATAATACAGTGCATATAACTGATTACAAGACTAATAAAAAAATTGATAAAACTTCTTTTGTGAACTGGGAAGGTATTTCAAAGAAAATGCTTGGTCCAGTGTCTCACTTAGATGACTGTAATTTAAACCATTATAATCTACAACTCAGTATTTATATGTATATTATACTGAAGCATAATCCTAATTTAAAATCAGGTAAGTTAATTATACATCATATTACTTTTGAAGAGGAAGATGCAAAAGACGAGTATGGTTATCCAATTTTAAAAACATCTGTTGAAGGTGATCCAATTATTCGTGAGATAGAAGTATACGAACTTCCATATCTTAAGCAAGAAGTAATTGATATTTTAAACTGGTATAAGGATAATCCAAATGCTGTAACTAAAAAATAAAAAAAATGGTAAGACTGTTTGATATTCAAAATGGAACAGTTGTTCCAAGTGAACATTGTTATGTATTAAGAGATTTAAAGATGATAATTGATGCCTATCCGGATGATTATCAAAATGTATTTGCGTATTTATTTTACATGACGTGTCCAAATCCTGATATGAATCCTTATTTTGATACGCAAGAACATGAAAAAGAAGAACTTATACTTTCGCAGCTTAATGTCAATTTTAGTATTGAAGATGATATTATCATTGATGCTCTCAAACTTTGTAGCAAATTGTATGAAACTCCTACGTTTCGCGCGTACATGGGTATCAAAAGTATGTTGGATCGTCTCGGAAGGTATATGGAGACTACTCCAATCGAACATGGTAGGGATGGCAATATTAATTCTATGGTTAATGCTGCAGCAAAGTTTGAGCAGATTAGAATATCGTTTAAAGGTGCGTACAAAGACCTCATGGAAGAACAAAAATCTCAAGTAAGAGGTGGACAACAAGTTGCTTACGATCAAATGTAATATTATGAAAGACAACGCTTTATATAATTGGATGTTTCATTATAATCATCATACTGGTTTTTGGAATGCTTTTCACAGAGATGATCATGACGCATATTGGAATGGCACTTTGAATGAACACAACATTTATCAGCATTCAGATATTACAGAACTTTTAAAAATTCTTAATACTTTTAAATGTATATAAAAGTGCCAACATACGACTACGCAACTGATGCGTGGTCATTAACAGATTTTGAAACAAGAGAAGAGTTTGTAAAATTTATGTGGTCTGTGTTTAAAGAACCAGGTCAATATGAATTTGACGAATGTTCTCAGAAATTTAATGAACAAGCAATATTGTTTAATAAATACAACAAAGTTTATTGCATTGCTCCAATGCGTTCAAAAGATTATATTGCATACTGGGATGATCAAAAATTAAAATGTAGAAATGGTGTTATTTTTAAAAATGGTACTAAAACTTGGTACTTAGCCAGAGAATACTACATGTGGTTAAACTTTCTACCAATTTACGATAAAGAAGAAGCACGATTTGGATTTGCTAAAGTCAGAGATGCTCAGTATCACATGGCACTTTACGAGGAGATTGGAAGACATTCATACAAACACGCTGTTATATTAAAGAAACGTCAGATAGCATCCAGTTATTACCATGGTGCAAAAATGATTAATTACTTCTGGTTTGAAGAAGGGTCAATCAGTAAAATGGCAGGTTCACTAAAAGACTATATTAGTGAAAAAGGTACATGGCGTTTTCTTGAAGAATACCGAAATTTTCTTAATACTTATACTGCATGGTACAGACCATGTACTCCGGATAAGGTTCTTAACTGGGAACAAAAGATTGAAATCAATCAAGGTGGTAAAAAACGTGACATTGGATTAAAATCTGTTATCTTTGGATTAGTACTTGATAAAGATCCTACTAATGGAGTTGGGGGACCATGTACATTATTTTATCACGAAGAGGCAGGTATTGCTCCAAAGATGAATACAACTATGGAATATTTACTTCCTGCAATGAAATCAGGTATGGTGTACACTGGTCAGTTTATTGCTGCTGGATCTGTAGGGGATCTTGCCCAATGTGAACCATTGCGTGAGATGTTATTAAATCCTGATAGTAAAGATGTACTTGCTGTTGAAACAAATTTATTAAACGATAAAGGTGAAATTGCACAATGTGGATTATTTATTCCTGAGCAATGGTCAATGCTTCCATGTATTGATGAATATGGTAACTCACAGGTAGACAGAGCATTAGAAATGATTCTTGAAGAAAGATTAGACTGGAAAAAGAAATTAAAACCAGATGACTATCAACTTCGTATTTCTCAGAAACCTATTAACATTGAAGAAGCATTTGCACATAGAACTAAATCAGTATTTCCATTACATTTAGTTACACAACAAATAAGAAGAATTGAAGAAGGAGAATATTATAAAGAGTTTTTAGAATTATCACGCGATGAAACTGGTAAAATAACTGCAAAAGAATCCAGAAAAATTCCAATATCAGAATTTCCATTATCTGCAAAAACTCAAGATAAAGAAGGAGTGCTTGTTGTGTGGGAAAGACCAATTAAAGATCCAGGATTTGGAATTTATTATGCATCTGTCGATCCAGTTGCAGAAGGTAAAACAAATACATCTGACTCTTTATGTTCTATTTACATATATAAAACTTCACAAGAAATTACAACACACAAAGCAGATGGTACAATTGAATCTACAATTGAACGCGACAGAATTGTTGCAGCATGGTGTGGAAGATTTGATGACTTAAACAAAACGCACGAAAGACTCGAACTTATCATTGAATGGTATAATGCTTGGACAATCTGTGAAAATAACGTCAGCGCGTTTATTCAACATATGATTGCGCGTAGAAAACAAAAGTACTTGGTTCCAAAAACACAAATTATGTTCTTAAAAGAAATACAGGCAAACATGAATGTATTTCAAGAGTATGGTTGGAAAAACGTAGGAACAATGTTTAAAGTAAATATCATTCCGTATGGTAAACAATTTCTTGAAGAAGAGTTAGATCATGAAACAAAAACAGATGGAACTATTGTAAAAACTACATATGGTGTTGAAAGAATACCTGATATTATGTTACTTAAAGAAATGGCTGCATATCGTGATGGATTAAACGTCGATAGAATTGTAGCATTTTGTGCACTGGTAGCATTTGCAAAAGTACAACAATCAAACAGAGGCTATACAAAACGTGTTGAAAGAGAGGATGGTAATTTGGAAAAGTCAAATAAAAATGTTAAATTGAGAGTGAGTCCTTTTCGACATTATGGCACTTCATATTCAAATAGTGACACAACGCAAAGACATCGTAGTCCATTTAAAAACATTAGATAATAATATATAACTTCGTCAAAAATATATAAATTATGCCAAAAATATATAATGCCCTACAACTAAAAGCAGGAGCAAAATCAGAGTATAACAGAATGGGTACAATTACCCAACCTGTTCAATTTTTGTTGACAAAAGACAAAGATGTAACATGGGGTGCGTGGAACATGGACTGGCATGAAATGCAAGGACTAAAACAAATTAGACGTAATGCAAGACGTTTAATGAAGAATTACAAATTGGCAAATGGTATTATTGACAAGTCAGATTACATTGTTGAAGAAAATAATGAAATGGCAGAACTAATTGATACTCTAACAAAAGAAGACGAATCTGCGTTTGAGTTAAAATTTTTTCCTATTATACCTAATGTTATTAATGTACTTACTGGTGAGTTTGCAAAACGTAATGATAAAATTACGTATCGTGCTGTAGATGATACTTCATTTAACGAGATGGTTGAAATGAAAAGAAGCATGATCGAAGAAACTCTTGTTAGCTTTGGTGAACAAAAAATGCAACAAACCATTCAGCAAATGGGATTAGATTTGCAAAATCCTGAACAAGTACAACAGGCACAACAAATGATGTCGCCTGAAAATATAAAATCATTACCTGAAATAGAACAGTTCTTTAAAAAAGATTATCGTTCTATGATAGAACAATGGGCAAGTCATCAGCATGAGGTTGATGGTGAACGTTTTAAAATGAATGAACTTGAAAATCTTGCATTTAAAGACATGCTTATTGCAGATAGAGAGTTTTGGCATTTTAATATGCGCGAAGATGATTATGAAATAGAACTATGGAATCCTTTATTGACATTCTATCATAAGTCTCCAGAAGCAAGATATATATCTCAATCTAACTGGGCAGGTCGTATGGACCTTATGACCATTTCCGACATCATTGATAAGTATGGTTACATGATGAACGAAGAGCAACTTGCAGCACTTGAAGTAATATATCCAGTAAAATCTGCAGGATACATGCTTCCGGGTGTTCAAAATGATGGATCATTCTATGATGCTACACGTTCTCATGAGTGGAATGTAGAAGGACCATCTCTTGGGATGCGTCAGTTTATTGCACATAGAGATGCAATCTTAAATACAGGTGATGATATTATCTACAGAATCTTAAACGAGTCTGAAGACTTGATGGACTTTAGTAATTATTCACTATTACGTGTAACAACTGTATATTGGAAATCGCAACGAATGGTTGGACATCTTACCAAAATTGATGAGCAAGGTGTTCCAATGGAAATGATTGTAGATGAAAACTATAAAGTTACTGACAAACCTTTATATGACAACACTGTACTTAAAAACAAAACAAAAGACAACTTATCATATGGCGAACACATTGATTGGATATGGATCAATCAAACGTGGGGTGGTATTAAAATTGGACCTAATAGACCGTCATTCTATGGTAATAATGACAGCACTGGATTTGCTCCAATATATCTTAATGTACGCCCTGTAAGATTTCAATTTAAAGGAGACTTTACATTATACGGTTGTAAGTTGCCAGTTGAAGGTGCTGTATTCTCAGACAGAAATACTAAGTCACGTTCTCTTATTGATAAAATGAAACCTTATCAAGTAGGATACAATTTAGTAAATAACCAAATTGCAGATATCTTGGTAGACGAATTAGGTACTGTGATTATGTTAGATCAAAATGCATTACCACGTCACTCAATGGGTGAAGACTGGGGTAAAAATAATTTGGCTAATGCTTATGTTGCAATGAAGAACTTCCAAATGTTACCATTGGATACTTCTATTACAAACACAGAGAATGCGTTAAACTTCCAACATTATCAAGTATTAAACCTTGAACAAACACAAAGGTTGTTATCTCGTATACAGCTTTCTACATATTTTAAAAATCAAGCATTTGAAGCTATTGGTATTACACCTCAACGTCTTGGTGGACCAACATCGCAAGAAACTGCAACAGGTGTTACTCAAGCATTGAATCAGTCTTTCTCACAAACAGAAATGTACTTTGTACAACATAGTGAAAACTTAATGCCTCGCGTGCACCAGATGCGTACGGATCTTGCACAATACTATCATAGTAACAAGCCAAGTATTAGATTGCAATATATGACTTCTATGGATGAGAAAGTTAATTTTGAAATTAATGGTACTGAATTATTAGCAAGAGAATTAAATGTGTTTACTTCTACAAAAGTAAATCAACGTATGATCACAGAACAAATTAGACAACTTGCATTATCTAACAATACTGCCGGTGCATCTATTTATGATCTTGGTAACATTATTAAGGCAGATTCTATGGCAGAAATTACACACACTCTTAAAGCAATTGAAGAGAAAGTTAATGCTCAACGTCAACAAGAACAACAAGCTGCACAACAAGGTATTGAAATGCAACAACAAGCTGAAACAGAAAGACAAGATAAAAAACTTGCTTGGGAAGCTGAACAAAATCAAATGGATCGTGATAATAGTCTGCGTGAAGCTGAAATACGTTCTGCAGGATATACTGGTATGCAAGATATGAATGAGAATAAACAATCTGATTATATTGACACCTTGAAGTATCTTGATGACAAGAATGCAAAAAATGAAAATATTGCATTACAGCGTGATAAAGAACTTAATCAACAAGTAAACGAACAACGTAAGGCTAACTTAACACAACAAGAACTTCAAACTCGTGAGCGAATTGCTGACAAACAAGTTCAAATTGCAGCAATGAATAAGAATAAATATGATTCTAAATCAACTGCAAAGAAGAAGTAAAATGAATCATAGCGTTATAGTCGAAAAAAGTTAAAATTATTTTTGCATAATATTAAATCTTTAAGATTTATTATGTAGATTATATATGAAGAAGAATTGAAACATAACTAACAAAAAAAAACATGAGCACAGACGCGAACAACAACTCGACAGTTGATAATGTAAGTATCGACAACATTGATGACTTTTTACCAATGCCTGGTGCAGAAAGTATTGTAACATCTGATGATGAAGAAAATGAAAAACCTAACTTGTTTTCATCTAACAACAAGTCAGTAAACATGGATTTCTTAGATGATAATTCAAAAAAGAAAACTACTGATGAAGATGAAGAAACAAGTGAGGCAATTGCAGAATTAGATACTGCATTAGAAAATGGTGATGATGATGTTGATGTTGAAGACACTAAATCAAAACCAGGAAGAAAGAAAACTGATAAAAGTGGATTAGTTGATTTCTTGAAAAAAAGAATTGAAGGTAATGAAATGTTTGCCTTTGATGATTATGATGATACAAAGCAATCATTAGATGATTATCTTGGAGGTCTTTCTGAGAAAGATGTTGAAGATTTATGGAAAGCAAATGTTGACAACATGAAAAATGAAGTTGCTGCTGCTACACCAAAAGAGTTCTTTGAAAGTTTACCTGAAGAATTACAATATGCTGCAGAGTATGTTGCTAAAGGTGGACAAGATTTAAAAGGTTTATTTAGAGCACTTGCACAAGTTGAAGAAGTTAGAACACTTGACGCACGTCAACCAGAACACCAGGAAATGATTGTTAGACAATATCTACAGGCATCTGGATTTGGAGGTGGAGATCAAGAACTAATTGAAGAACAAATTCAAGAATGGTTTGACAATGGTAATTTGCAAAAGAAAGCAATCCAATTTCAACCTAAATTGAACGACATGCAAGAAGAAGTTGTACAAGCAAAACTTGCGCAACAAGAACAATTTAAACAACAACAACAACAAAAGAAAGAAGCATATATGCAAAACATATATGAAACTTTAAAACCTTCTGAGTTGAATGGCGTTAAAATAGACAGTAAAAGACAAAAGATGTTGTGGGATGAACTTACAACAGTTAAATATGAAAGTCTTACTGGTAGACCAACCAACTTGCTTGGTAAACTATTAGAAGATTATCAATTTGGTCAAAAACCAAGATATGACTTAATTGCTGAAACATTATGGTTACTTTCTGATCCAGATGATTATAAAGAAAACATTAGAAAACAAGCAAAGAATGAAGTTGTTCAAGATACAGTTAAAAAGTTAAAAACAGAAGAAGCACGTAAATTGTCTTCTTATGTTAAAGAAGACGAAGTTGACGAAAGAACACCTTCGAAAAGATTGAGTAAACCTCAAAACATATTTAGTAGACGATAATTAACAATAAATAATATTAACCTTAAATTACTTTAATTACAATGGCAACACCTGTTTTAAACAATGGTCTCTTCTTGCGTGACACAACTTACAAGGTAAGTTCGCATGTAGACTCTTACCATTTGCAGAACATGCTTAAAACTTCAGAACCTATGGATTTAGGTCCTGTAGATCTTTGGGCAATGACGCAAAAGGTAGAAATGCCTCTTTATCAGATGGCATCTTTTGGTGGTAAAAACACCATAATGGTAGATAATGCTCGTGGAGAGTACAAATGGCAAACGCCAATCGTACAAGATCTTCCGTACATTGTTGAAGACGTTGAACCTACTCAGACTGCTTTAGGAGCTGACGGAGTTTTGTTCAAAATTAAAATTAACAGACGTGTATTTGGATCAGGTGATATCATCACTTACGATAAATATAAAGGTCTTGAACTTTACATTGTACCTTCAGAGGACATTCTTCCAACAGGAGATGGTTTCATCTATACAGTACAATTAGTAAACAACAGTAACACTGCTACTTTAGATAAAAAGTTTCTTAAGCCAGGTACTAAATTCTTCAGAAAAGGTTCTGCAAGAGGTGAGTATGGTGAAAGATTCTCTGATATCGGAGAATTGCAAAATGGTTTCCGTGAGTATTACAACTTCGTAGGAGGTGCTGAAGCTCACGTACACTATTCTATCTCATCTCGTGCTGACATGATGATGAAAGGTGGATTAAATGCTGACGGTACAGTTCCTGTAACTGAAATCTGGAGATCATTTGATAAAAACCTTGACCCATCTATCACTAAGATTGATGATATGGTAAAAACAATGGGTAAAGATTGGATCAAAAAATCATATGATAATGGTAATTTGACTCGTTCATTCGTTACTAACTTAGAAGCAGCTCACTTATCAAAAGTTGCAAATGACATCGAAACTTACTTAATGTGGGGACAAGGTGGTAGAATTAAACAAGATGGTCCAGATGATATTCGTTTATCAGTAGGACTTTGGTCTCAATTAGATAACTCATTCAAGAGAATCTATAACAAGAACACATTCAACTTAGAGTTGTTCCGTTCTGAGATCTTTAACTTCTACAATGGTAAAGTTGAATTCAAAGGACCAGATCCAAATCGTCAAATCATTGTTCAAACTGGTATGGCTGGTATGAGAATGGTTAACGAGTCTATCAAAAAAGAAGCATTTTCTGGAACTATCGGTGGTAGTACAGGATTAATTGCTAACATGGACAAGTCTGGTGTTGGTGCTATTTCAGGTACTAATGCAATGGATTTAAACTTTGGATTTGCTTTTACAAGCTACACAATTCCTTTCTTGGCAAATGTTAAGTTTGTATTGAATCCTGCGTTTGATAATGTTCACACTAATGATATTGAGAATCCTATCATTGATGGGTATCCATTATCATCTTACAACTTCATTGTATTTGATATTACTGATAATACAAATGATAACATCTTCTTGTTAAAACTTAAATGGGATAGCGAGATGAAGTGGTTCTACCAAAATGGTACTATGGACTATATGGGTAGATCTCAAGGATTTGCATCTTCTGGAAACTTTAATGGTTATAGAGTATTTATGACTCAAACTATGCCAAGTATCTGGGTTAAAGATCCAACCAAAGTATTAAAAATTGTTATGAGAAACCCAATTACTGGTGGATCATTCTAATATTAATTTTGTACTCCTGGGGATATAGTGTCCCCAGGTAAGTACAATTGATAAAAAAATTATGAGTACAAAAGTTGTTAAAGGAAGACTGATATCTGTAGATAATACAAATAGAACATTTGGTTCTGCTGAAAGTTATATTGCTGTTCAAGTAGAAGATGCAGATGGAGGAAACGAAAGATGTATTCTATTCACTAATGCAGAAATTGCAAAAGCAGAAGAAAGAGCAAAAAGAAATCCTGAAGATCTTACAGAAAAAGGTTTTTTTACAAATTTATTAGATTAAAACAAAAAAACAAGAAATCATGAAAGGAAAGAATACAGCAGCCATGAGTAATAAGATTGTAGTTAAGAAACCTACTTCACCTCAGTCTGGTCCTAAAACTCAAAAACTTGCAGGTGCTACACCAAACAAGTATAAAAAATGCTAAATTTGCGTAAGCAAAAAAAGAGACACCCTCTCTCCCCGAAGTTGACATGGTCTACTTCCGTACCTGCAGAAATGTAGGTACTCCTCCTAAGATGTAACAACCTTGACGTGGTTTAGGAGCTTTAAACTAAGAGTTACAAAAAAACAGAGAAAAGAAGAATACAACCAACTTAATTAAACAAACATGGAAGTAACGGTAATCGACAAACATCAGTCGTTAAAAAGAAACAGTTCATTGACAATTAGACCATACGTTGACAACGAGATGGCAAACATGGGATTAGAAAAGTATCAAATGGCACTATTTGAAGGAGTGTTTCATGAAGAATCATTAGCGTGTCTTGAATACAATGGTATCAGAAGATATGTTTCAGGATTAAATGAATTTGCTCCTGAAATTAAATTGATGAATCCGGATGATGCAGAAGCAGCAATCAAAGACATTAGAATAACTGTTGCACAATTAGAAAGAGAATTGGCAGCAAATGTATTAGATGTTAATGATGATCAGTTTTGGAGCAAAGTAAAATTACTTAGACCTGACAATGATGAGTTTTGGAGTAAAATTACAATGAGATTTGGTAATGAACCTGTTTATTTAGATCCAGTAGGTGATCCATATGATTTAATCAAGTTACGTGCAATTGAAGCTGGTGGTTTTTCTATTGTTGCAAAATCATTAGAAGTAGCAAGAAATGCATCAGTACCATATAAGTTTTACTTAGACAAGTATGAAGAAACAGCTTCTATTAGAACTGAAGTTAAAAAACTTAGAAATAAAGCATTATCAGAATTACAAAAATTATTTGACAAAAATGCTAACAAGTTGTTTTATGTGTGCAAAGTGATTGATGCAAATTCAACACAATACAAAAAATCTACACCACTTGATGTGATGTATGAGAACATGGATAGCTATATTAATGGTGACACTGTTGATAAAGATAAACGTAAAACAGCTGGTAAGTTTATAGAGATTGCTGCCTTAGATATGGAAACATTGAAATTAAGAGCAATTGTAAAAGACGCAAACTTTTACAAATTAATTTCAACAAGAGGAGATGGTTATATTTACCATTTAAAATCTGGAAGTATGTTAGGAAAGAATCCTTCTGATGTTGTAATGTTCTTGAAGAATCCATTGAATGATGAGATTTTATCAGAACTTACATTGACAACAGAACAATATTGGAACGTGTAATTTAAAATATATAGATATGGCATTCAATAAAAAACAATTAGCAAAAGATGCTGCAGAAGCAAAAAAACCTGTAAATAAACAACAAACAAAACCAATTATATCATCTATGAAATATGGTGGTATGAAAGGTGGTAAAAAATGTTAATACGATGGCAAAGCAAATGATTAAACGCGCAGATGGTTCTACTTCTCAAAGAGGTCTTTGGGATAATATTAGAGCAAACAAAGGTTCTGGAAAGAAACCTACAGCAGAAATGTTGAAACAAGAGAAAAAAATAAAATCTAAAGGTAAATAAAATGGCAACTGGTAAAACACCTAAAACACCTGCACAGAAAAAGTTTGCTTCTTTGGCAGCTCCTAAGAACAAGATAACTTTTGCTGATAGAATTGCAGGTGCTAAAAAAACATCTAAAAAGTAATCACGATGGCAAAGACTCCTGCATGGCAAAGAAAAGAAGGTAAGTCACCTTCTGGTGGATTAAATCAAAAAGGAAGAGATTCTTATAATAAAGCTAATCCTGGTTCTAATCTGAAAGCACCTCAACCAGGAGGTGGTGCAAGAAAAGATTCTTTTTGCGCAAGAATGTCTGGTGTAAAAGGACCTATGAAAAAACCTAACGGTGATCCAACAAGAAAAGCATTAGCTTTAAAAAAATGGAAATGTTAAGACATGACAAATAGTTTATTACAAATAAAACTTAAGCAAAGGCTAAACAAACTGTCATCATTTGATTATGATAACATTGAGTGTTGGCAAGTTGCTGAAGCATTTAATAAAGCACAGATTGAATGGTTTCGTAGACAAGTTCATGGACATAATCAAGGGAAAGAAGGTGATGAATCTACAAAGATGAATATTGATGATGTTCAGCGTATGTTGGTTGACACTGGAATAACTTGGAATTCAACAGAATATCCAATATTTTATGAAACAGATCCGTTACCGAGTGACTATTTATATTTTAAAAGATTGTCAGTAAACTGTTTATCAGATTGTTGTCCTGATCCAAGACCTATGATTACATATCTTGCACAAGTTGGAGACGTTGATAATTTATTAGGTGATAATTTTAGACAACCAAGTGCTGAGTGGGGTGAAACTTTTTGTACAATACAAGACAATAGGATTAAAATATATACAAATGGCGAATTCAAATTGAGTAAACCAGTATTGTATTATTATAGAAAACCTCTTGACATTGGATTTACAGGATGTATGAATCCAAATGATGGTTCAATTTATACAAGTGACATATTGTGTGAATTTAAAGATGACATTGTTGAATTAATTATTGATGAAGCAGCATCTATTCTTGCTGGAGACATTGAGTCAATGAATCAATACCAAAGAGGTAAACAAAACGCAACATTAAATAATTAAAAAACATGGACTTTGCACCAAATTATAAATTAAAAAGACCAGGTAATACTGGCTCATCTCTTGAAGGACAAACGTCTATGTTAGTAGGTGAACTAATGAATGCAGCAACAAGTTTTCATAAGTTGCATTTAAAAGTTACAGGATTAGGTTCACATTCTGCTCACAAAGCATTGAATGAATTATACGATGCATTACCAGGACATGCTGATACTTTAGCAGAAGGATTCCAAGGTGCTGCAGAAAAATTATTAAATTATGAAGATTCTGCTCCAAGAATTTTGAATTCTGTAGAAGAAGCATTATCTTATATGAGAGAATTATGTCAACAAGTTTGTTCATTACAGGCAGTTATGCCATACAGTGAAATTGTAAACGACCTTGATATTATCAAAAGTACAATGAATAGTATTAAATATAAACTGCTATTCTTAAAATAAATTTTTATTAACTTTAAATATTTTTATTATGTCTTATTTTCCTCATGCCTACCAGAAGGCTTTAGTAGCTAACTCTTTAGTTAGTGCAGCTGGTACTGCAAGTTCTGCTTTAACAGCAGGTCAACTTGCCCTTATTAATGCAACGACTAATTTGTCTGTTGCATTGTCAACTGCTTCTCCTGACTATGCTGTGGTTTCACAAGCGTATTTAGCACAAGGTAGTTTTCACACTGTAGACAAACTTGGACCTTTTCACGGAGGTTACAAAGAGTCTGTAAAATCTAAAGGGATTAACCCTAAGTACATCAGTGCATTTACTGTATCTGAACCAAACAATCCTGTGCAAGATGTTTTCCAAATTCCTGCTACTGCTGGATGTAATGTTACTTGTGACACTACTTACAGATTGAGATTAGATCTTAAAGGTTCTCCTGCATTACGTTTCTTAACTCACAATGCTTATTTCACATTAGATGCTTACACAGGATGTTGTGATGCTACTAAAAATAATGTGGATCCAAACATTGTATTGTTAGGATGGGCAGACAGATTGGCTTTATACCCAACTGTTAAAGATTTTGTACAAGGTACTGTATGGAACAGAGTGTTAAATTCTGGTGTTGCTGCTACTTCTACTGCTGCAGGTACTGCAGGTATTATTACTGTTACAGAAAGAACAGGTATTGCTGCTGGTGATAGAGTAATTTTTACTCCAACTACTGCTTCATCTGCTACAGGTTGTACTATTAACGGTAACTTGTTTACTGTAGGTACTGCTGCTGCTACAGGATTTAGTGTAGGACAAGTTCTTACTGGAACTGGTGTTGCTGCTGGTACAACTATTGTATCTTTAGTTACTCTTGGTGGTGGTACAGGTTCTACTTTCTTAGTAAACATTGCACAAACTGTTGCTTCTACTACTATTACTTCTGTATCTCCTTTAACTGCATATGTTTCTACTGCTCATGTTCCTGCTACAGGTGCTGGTACAGTACAACTTGTTGCAGCAAGTGTTCTTCAAACTCCAAGTACAACAAACTTGGGTACAATAACAACTACTGCTGGTACTGTTACTAAAATTTATGATGCAATCAACTCTACAACTTATGTACCATTAACTGGTGCTACAGCTCCTGACACTGTAGAATCATTCTTTGAAATTGTAGGTGCTTATGTAGACACTGTGTTTGGTGACTGTTCTTTTTCTCCAAGAGATCACGTAGAATATCAACCAATTGAAATCTTTGCTTCTGTTACTGCATTAGATCCATTAGGAAATCAATGTTTAGCTCAATGCTTTAATCCTGCTGAGGTTCAGCAAGCTATTCAAGGTAGAGGTTTTGGTGAAACTGTTCTTAGAGAGTTAATCTTAGCTAAGAGATACCAACAAGAACCATGGCAACAAGATCCTCGTTTGAGAGAAGTTCTTGATTATAATCCATTTGGTGAAGTAACACGTGCAAATAAATATCTTATTTATAACTTGTTACACAGCGTTCCACGTAAGAGCAATCCTTCTGGAACAATGGATAATGATCAATACTTAATCAGAATATTTGTGCCTCAATCTGTAGGTCGTTTAACTGCTCTTGAGCAAGGTATAACTAAATGGTTACAAACTGCTAATAACTACGATTGTACTTTCACATTATTACCGTAGGCATAAAGCATATAAACAAATCAGAGGAAGTATTAATTTGCTTCCTCTTTTTTGTTTTATTTAATTATTTTTTGTAAATTCATATTGTAGTAATGATATAAATATAAATCAGTTATGGCAATTAAACATCACCTTTGTTTGGATATTCCAGAAACAGCTTGTGAAAATATAATTAGAATATTAGACGCGTCTGTGTATGGAGAAGGATTGGCAATTGATTGTCCAAGACTTGATATATACTTACCTGGTTTTTCTTTACCAATTTATTATACAGAAGACGATGGTCTTGCTCCAAATTTTGTGTTAAATTTATCAACATCAGATTTAGGAATTACTGCACCAAATACAGATCCAGGAATTCTTCCTGATGGATTATATACAATTAGATATAGTGTATCTCCTAATGATTTAGTTTTTGTACAATACTATCATTTAAGAACAACACATTTAGTAAATACATATTACAGAGAAATTTGTAAAGTGCAACTTCAAGCATGTGAACCTACTGCAGAACAACACCAAAAAATGCATGATTTAAGATATATTAAAATGTACGCTGATGCTGCAAAAGCAAAAGCAGAATATTGTCATGCACCAGTTCAAGCTGTAGAAATGTATGAGTATGCAGAAAGATTGCTTGCAAAATATCTTACCGGATGTTGTATAACATGTAATCATTAACTTTAAATACCAAAACCAATGGCACAATGTAATAACTGTAAAACTCCTTTAAGCTGTGGATGTCAAAATAGAACAGCTACTAATGGTGTACAAGTATGTTCAAATTGTTTAACACAGTATGAACAACAACTTGCAGCATTAAAAAATAATCACACACTGAATAAAAATAAATAATGAATTTATCTGAACATAGTTGTACATCATCAGAATTAGTACGAATAAATGAAGTATTTGCACAAGCTGTGTATGCAAAATATAAGCAAAAGAGATATGGTTTGAAAAACTGTAGTGCTCTTATTGATGCTGATTTTGCTGACGATTTGCGCAACTTGTTAATTCGAGCAACTGAAATGGAAGCTTGTTTATGTATAATGAGTAATGGTTGTTCATTATCAACAATTAAAGAAAAAATAAACACACTATAAACATGGGAGTACCAGTAAATAATCCAGGTTCAAATAGAGAAAACTGTCCAAAAATATCTACAGCATGTGTGATATGGCAAGGACCAGATATTCCTTGTATAGATTTATGTGCTGGTGATGCTATAGATGAAGTTGTATTTAAACTTGCAACTTACTTATGTGAGTTGTCAGAAAATATTTTTGATATTAATAATATCGACTTTGCATGTTTACTTCCACCGGATGCTCCACGTGGAGATGAACCAACAAATCTTGAAGAATTAATTCAATTAATAATAAATTATTCTTGTGGTATTGATCCTATAGGAACACGTTCTACATTATTATCTGGAGCAAGAGTTGTAGGACAGTCTTCATCAAGTGAGCCAATAATAGAATTACCAGACGGTATTGCTTATTTTGATGAAAATGGTGATTATATAAAAGTATTAGAACAATCAAAATATATTAGAGTTGCTGCAACTAAATTGGCAGAAACTATACTTGTAATAAACACAACTCAAGGTAGAATATTTAATGCTGAAAAAGCAATAAAGGATTTAGAAAATGAATTTGCTAAATCGTCAAAAGCTTCTACTAATGATATTTATATAGTATCACAATGTGCTTCAAGT